CGCCCCCCAGCCCGGCGCCTCACCCGCCCCCCGCGGTCGAGCCGAAGCAGCCCGAGCCGACCCCCTCGGTCGAGCCGAAGCAGCCCGAGCCGACCCCCTCGGTCGAGCCGAAGCAGCCCGAGCCCTCGGGTCTGGCCCACACTGGAACCGACGCCGGAATCGCCTTGGCGATCTCGACCCTGCTGATCGGTGCCGGCGCGGCTGTGTACGCCGTGAAGACCAGACGAATCCGCTGACCCAATATGAACTGAATCGGCTCCCCGATTGACAAGGCGGGGAGCCGATTCTATGCTTAGGCACATGAGCAACCCAACATTTGAGATGGTTCAGCGGGCGTCGTCCGCTGAGCTGGCAAGCATCCCCTACGGCCACGCGCGTGCGGCGCAGAAGGCCCGGGCACTGACCTCCTCGCTGCACTTCGCCCTCGACCAGGGGGCGGCGCCGGCGAGTGCCGAGCGCGTCGCGTCGGTCTGCGAGTCGGCCCTCGTGCTGTGCCGCGAGATCGACCGCAGCCTCGGCGACCCAATCGGTGCCCAAGGCGAGCCGGCCCACATCGCCTACGAGTGCTGCGCGGACGGAGAGACGGCCAGCGCCGATGAGCTGCTGCTGTGCCTCGACGACTTCGCCCACCACACCGACGAGCTCCCCGACGGCGATGACGTGCTCAACCTCGGCATGGTCGCGTGCCTCGTGCGAATGGGACTGCCGCTGTGACTGCGGCACTCACGCCGGAACAGGAGGCCTCCCGGGAATGGCTCGTCAGCCACCCGAGGGGCCTCCTCATCGCGGGAATGGGTACCGGCAAGACGTGGACGACGCTTCGCGCGCTCGCGGACCTTCCCGCCGACTCCTTCCCGGCTCTCGTACTGGCACCACCTACGGTCAGTGAGTCCACATGGTCTGACGAGGCCGAGCGCCGCAGCATCCCGCTCGTCGTAGAGGCTGCCCCACGCACCCCGGCGTCGAAGCGCCGTGCCGCTCTAGCCGACACTCTGGCCGACGTCGTGGTGCTCTCCAGCGCCTCGATCAGAGACGCCGTGCTCAGCGACATGGTGTGGCGAACGGTGGTGGTCGATGAGGCCAGCCAGTACATGACGCCCTCGGCGAGCAGGGGTGAGTCCCAGCGCGCCCGAGCACTGCGCGAACTGGCCGCTGATGCCGACCGCCTGTGGCTGCTGACCGGCACGCCAGGCCACGACCCCATCGGGGTGTGGTCACTGGTGCGGATGCTCGACGGCGGAGAGCGCCTCGGCAAGACGGTCTCCCGAGCTCGGGATGAGTACCTCACCGAGGGGCGGATGCTCCCGACCGGCGCCCGTGTCGGCCGCGAGCCCCGGCCGGGGGCAATGCGCCGCCTCATCCTTAAGGCGTCCGACGTGATGCGGTACGCCGAGGCCGGCGACGAGCTCGTGCTGCCGGAGGTGGGGTACCAGGCGCTCACCCCGGTCATGGGGCGCGAGGCCGTGCGGATGAGCAGGGAGCTGCTCGCCGACGGCGTGACCACGCTCCCTGACGGGCGCGAGGTCTACACATCCGGGCCCGGGGCCGTGGCTAACCTGATGCACCAGCTCACCACGGGCGCGATCTGGTACCGGCCACCGCTCGACCCCGATGCCGAGCCCGAGCTGGTGCAGGTGGATCGCATCCGGCCGGCGCTCGACTACGCCGCGTCGGCGGTGCGCGCTCGCCGCAAGGTGACGGGGCGGGGCGTCCTGGTGATGACCTGGTTCCGCCATGAGGAGCCGTACCTGCGGGCGCAGCTGCGGGAGATGCGCATCGGCTCGGCCAAGCGCGCCGAGGACCGAGCGGCGTTCAACGCCGGCAACCTCGATGTGCTGATCGCCCACCCGGCGTCGGCCGGCCACGGACTCAACCTCCAGTTCGGGGGTGAGTCGCTGGTGTGGTCCTGCCTGCCGTGGTCGCTGGAGCTGTGGGAGCAGGCCAACGCCCGGCTCGCCCGGCCAGGGCAGACGGCGGAGTACGTGTCCTGCCAGTTCAACGTGCCAGTGTACGACCGAGGAGAGCCCTCGATTGCGTCGGTGATCTGGGACGCGCTCGGCCGCAAGGCCGACATCCAGCGCACGGTGTTCACCGCCCTCGGACTGAGTGACGAGGATCACGATGAACTGAACTTGACCAGGCCGGATGACCTCGCATATATTTGAGCCATGGACGACGACATCCGCAAGGAGGTGGACAACCTCCGAACCCTGATCGAGAAGCAGGAGACGAGCCTCTCTCGCTTCACCACCGAGCGCCGACGGGCGCTCAACCGGCTCCACAAGCTGGGCCTCCCGTGGCCCATGATCGCCCGTGAGGTCGGAGTCACCACGCAGACAGCTATGCGCTGGGCGGGCAAGTTCGCCCGCCGCCGCAGACCAACCCAACACACCCGAGAGGAACACACATGAGCGTCAACGTCACCACCGGCCCCGCAACCCTGTCCTGGCCCCACCTGGCCGAGCTGGAGGCCCGCAACGGCAACAGCAAGCCGAAGGTGTCCACAGCCGTCCTGGTCCCCAAGAGCGACACCACCACCATCGAGGCGCTGAAGGCCGCCGTCCGCGAGGCCGCTGCCGAGAAGTGGGGCACCAAGGTCCCGAAGAGCCTGCGAACCCCGCTGAAGGACGGCGACAACAGCGACTACGAGGAGCAGGCCGGCCACATCACCTTCAACGCCTCCTCGATCCGCCGAGTCCCAATCGTGGGCACAGACCTCCTCCCGTTCTCCGACGAGAAGATCGCCGAAGAGGTCTACGGCGGCCAGAAGGCCCGCGTAGCGGTTCGCGCCTTCGCCTACGAGGTGGACGGGTCCAAGGGTGTCTCCTTCGGGCTCCAGATGGTCCAGGTCCTCGGTGGCGGCGAGCGCTTCGGCGGCGGAGCCGCCTCGGCAGAGAGCCTGTTCGGCCCCGCCCAGCCGTCCGCCGGTCAGCCGGCCGCTGACGAGGACCCCCTCGCGGGTCTGATGTGAGACCCGAGACTCCTGTTGAGCGGGCGTTGGTCGCAGCGGTCAGCGCCCGCGGGGGTCTAGCGATCAAGCTGGCCCCCACGATGCGGGGTCTCCCCGACCGGCTGATCCTCCTGCCGAACGGGGGGATGCGGTTGGTCGAGCTCAAGGCCCCCGGCGAGACGCCGAGGGAGTCGCAGAAGATGGTCCACCGGCACCTCGAGGCCATGGGCCACCCAGTCACCACAATCGACACGACAGAGGGAGCGAGACGATGGGCCGAGACGCACGTGACTCGGTGAACCGCCCCAGCCACTACGCCGAGGGGTGGTCCAACGGCGCAGAGGTCATCGACATCACGGAGAACCTGAACTTCAACCGCGGGAACGCGGTCAAGTACATCGCCCGGGCAGGGCGCAAGGACGCAATGAAACTCCTCGAGGACCTGAAGAAAGCGAGGTGGTACATCGACAGGGAGCTGAAGAGACTAGGGGATGAGTGAGTGACGAGCCCCTCAGGCCGCAGAACTTGCGGGACCTGAGGGGCTCGTCATATTCTGTAGCCATGCCAACCCTTTACCTAGACACCGAGACCTACTCCGACATCGACATCTCGGCTGGCGCCCACCGATACGCCGAGAGCACTGAAGCCTGCATCACCCTCGCCATGTGGGCGCTCGACGACGAGCCCGTGAAGATCACCGAGGGGCCGACCACCGAGGGTCACGACCCGGCGCTGTGGAAGGAGTTCATCACCCTCATCCGAAACCCCCGGGTCACCAAGGTCGCCCACAACGCCGCCTTCGACCGAATCCAGGTCAGCGCCTACACCCACGGCCGCGCCACCGGCGAGTACCTCGACCCCGCCGAGTGGATCGACACCATGCACTGGGCCTACCTCCTTGGCCTCCCCGGCTCGCTGAAGGGACTCGCCAAGGCGCTGAAGTGTGAGGACAAGGACACGGCCGGGACGCTGCTTATCAACCGCTTCGCCAAGCCGCAGGCGGCCACCAAGACGTTCCGCGGCGGCCGCCGGACGGCGGGGGACGCCGCGGGGCGCGGGGGCGGCGGGGGGGG